TCATCACCGAATAGTATGTCCAATATGATGAGAAGTAGGCTGATTACCTACATGGGACTTCTGATAGGGAAACGCTCTATTCGGTCTGACTAGCCGCGGGGAATATCAAAGAGATGCAAAGAACAACGTGCTCTCACAGTCAATATAGTCAGGTGGCGGAATGGTAGACGCTAATGGTCAAGTATGTGAATCTAACCGCATACTGTTACAGGTTCGAATCCTGTCCTGACTACTAGACAGCCTGGAAAGACAGGCATCTTTTATTAATCCTTTAAAACTTAAATTATGAATGAACAAAAATTAATGGCAGGTATGTATGTAAGAATACCTAAAAGTGTTACTGACCACTCGCAGTTTGTAAGCAGAAAGAAAGAGTATTTAGTACTTGATGTAGAAAGACTAGCTAAGAATACATACTTTCATATTGTCGAAGATAAAGGTAATATTGTACTATGCATTTTAGAAAACTGCTCTTTTCTTAATGGTGGTAGCTGGGAAATTATAGAATCTAAGAGAACTTTAATAAACATAGATAAAGTAGTTTCTAGCAAAGGATATCAAGCAGCATTATATTTCTTAGCAGGTATTGGTTTTGGTTATTTAATATTTGCTGCATTATCATGAAACCTACTTTAATAGAAAAAGTCAGTAGAAAGACTTTTAAAATTAGAGAATCAGGTAGATCTAGCGATTATATAAGCCCCTCATTTGGTTTTGGCTGCTTACTAGAATGTGGCTACTGCTACATGAAGCGTCATAAACCAAAGGGGCTTAGTGTTGCTAAGAATACAGGTGATATACTAACAGAGATTAATAATCATGCATTCTTTTATGCTGATGTTCCTAAACCTAATCAAACAGATGAACATTTTATTACTTACGATATTGCATGCAATGAGGACTTTGCGCTCCATGCCAAGTATCATGATTGGGAAAGAATATTTGAATTCTTTCGCACGCATCCTATTGCAAAAGCTACACTTGCGACTAAAATAATACCTATTGACTTTCTAAAATACAATCCTGAAGGTAAAGTAAGAATTAGGTTTAGTCTAATGCCACAAAAGATATCAAGTATATTGGAGCCTAATACTAGTTTAATCATCGATAGAATCAAAGCTATTGATGCATTTATAGATGCAGGCTACGATGTGCATGTTAACTTTAGTCCTGTAGTAGTATATCCTGGTTATTTAAAAGATTACGAAGAATTGTTTGAGATGTTAGAAAACTACGTGGATTATAAAGAGCAAGTAAAAGCTGAAGTAATCTTCTTAACTCACAATAAATCTAAGCATATTTACAATCTGATAAATAATGTACCAGGTGAAGATTTATTATGGACTTTTGACAACCAAGAGACTAAAAATTCACAGTACGGCGGAGAGAATATTAGATATCAACTAGGCTTAAAAGCTAAGTATATCCAAGATTTTAAAACTTTACATGATTTTATAATCCCTTGGAATACAATTCGTTACATTTTTTAAACTATCTTTATGCAGAAATTTAAACTAATCTTTGTGGGAATAACAATAGGTATATTAATAAGCATCTTTATAGACAAAGCTACTTATAAGCCTGTTGTAGAAGAATACCACATTACTCTAACACAGGATTGGGAAAAGACCTGTAACGCTCGTGAAAAAGCATATTATGAACACTTAATTAGAACTAGGCCATGATCAAAGAATTAGAATTCTGGCTTAAATACATTATAGTTATTGTGCTGATTGTGTACATACTTAAACGACTATCATGTTATGAATTTCTTTATTAACTAAACACAATACAATGAAAACAGCAGTAGAATGGTTGGTAGAAAAATTTATGACTGAGAACACCACAAAGGAAGGTTGGCATGAAATCTTTGAACAAGCCAAAGAAATGGAGAAGGAGCAGAAGATTAAGTTTGCGGAAAATTGTTTAGACAAAGCATTAGACTTAGATATTAGAACTGCATTTTCTAATGTAGAAAAATACTACAACGAAACCTTTAAACAACAAGAACAATAAACCCCTAAATTTTTAAATATGACAAAGTACAAAGTAGTGCAAGTAGATGAGAATGTATTTGCTGTTAAAAAACGTGTATTATTCTTTTTTTGGTCTTATGTAACAGTTTCTAACTATCCTCGAATAGTATGGACTTCTAACTCTTACAGAGGCGCAAAAGCATACCACACTTTATTGGTTAATAAAGTGAAAAACACAAAGAAAACTAAGTAGTCAAATACCTTGACTGTTGCATAATTATTGTAAATTATTTATATTTACAGTTAGCTTTTTGTTTTCTAGTAAAATAGTAATTTACTGATTATCAACCTAATAAGTTCCTACTTATGATTTATTTAGTTACTAACCAGCAGAGTATGTTTACCTCTGCTGGTTATTCTTTGGCGACCGTCGAAGACTCAATAAAATACCTCAAAACACTAGACATTATCGGTTTCGATACCGAGACTATGGGCTTAGACCCTTACACTAAACCTTTGCTGTCTATGCAGCTAGGTGATGAACAAAAGCAGTATGTAGTAGACTGCATGACTGTAGACCCCAAAGTGTACAAAGATTTGCTTGAGAGCAAGGTTTTGATCATGCACAATGCAAAGTTTGACTTGAGATATCTATTTCACCATGGAATCGTGCCTACTAAAATCTTTGATACTTTTCTTATCGAGAGAATCTTGACTACTGGCATAGATACTGTTAGAAGATCACTTGATGCAGTAGTGTATAGATATTGCAAAATAGAACTTGATAAGACTGTACGTGGTCATATTCATCGTGAAGGCTTGTCTACAAGAGTTATTAAATATGCAGCTGACGACGTTAAGTATCTTCACCAGGTGATGAGAAAACAACAAGTAGCATTGCAAGAGAATAACTTAACACGTGCTGCTAGTCTTGACAACGAGTTTGTTGTAGTATTAGCATATATCGAGTATTGTGGTTTCTATATGAATCCACAAGACTGGGCTAAAAAATGCGAAGAAGACAAAAAAGATCTTGAAGCTGTTAAGAAGAAATTAGATGATTTTATACTGACTAACCCTGAACAATATGCTGATTATATAGACAATCAGCTAGATTTATTTGCTCCAGGTGTGTCTACTAAAATCAATTGGTCATCTTCTAAACAAGTAATAAGCTTCATGCAGTCTCTAGGCGTTGAGACTCTTACTAAAGACAAAGAAACAGGTTTGTTTAAACACTCTGTTGATAAGAAAGTCTTGGGTCCTCAGAAGAAGAAACACCCTATTATTCCTACGTACATAGAGTACACTGAGCATCAAAAAGTTGTGAGTACTTACGGCGACAATTGGTTTAGTTACATTAACCCTGTCACCAAGAGAATACACAGTAACTTTACTCAGATTATGAATACGGGCAGGTTGTCCAGTGGTCAAAAAGCTAACAAAAAAACTAACATACCACAGGCACCTAACATGCAAAACATACCGAGTGATTCAAGAACTCGTAGTTGCTTCCAATCTCAAGAAGGTAATGTACTAATAGTAAGTGACTATAGTGGTCAAGAGCAGATTGTACTGCTATTAATTACGGCGGCACAGGAATTACTATATCTCAAAACTTAAACATCTCTATGGAAGAAGGCGAGAAAGTATATCAAGAATACTTTAAAGCATTTCCTGGCTTAGCTAACTATTTTAAGCAAGAGAAGCAACGAGCGTTAAGTCTTGGTTACATAGAATTTAATCCTATTAGTCGTCGTAAATGTTTTATTCCTTTCTGGGAAGATTACAAGAGACTACATGATGAAATCTATAAGACTACAGGATTCTGGGATGACTACAAGTATCACAAACAAGAAGAAACTGAAGAATTTCGACAGTTCTACAAACCTAAAGTGCGTGAGTATTTCATGAAGAAAGGCGATATTGAACGCATGTCATTGAATTATCCTATTCAAGGCTCTAGTGCTGACATCACTAAACTTGCAGGTATTTATTTCTTTAGGTATCTAATAGAAAAAGGTTTAGTATTCAAAGTCCTTATGCCTAATGTAGTACATGACGAATGGATTGTAGAATCTCCCAAAGAACTTGCAGAAGAAATGAAAAACAAACTACAAGAATGCATGGAAGATGCAGGTAAAGTATTTTGTAAAGTTGTTAAACTAAAAGCTGACCCAATGGTGACAACACATTGGCAGCACTAAACTAAATTAACTATGGCAGTATCTATAAAACTAAACACGATGTCTTATCGTGAAAGAATTCGCGAATTACGTCAAGAAATTAGATTATTCGAAGAATTAGAAACTTTAGAAGCATATTTTAAGCCATTGCGCAATGTAAATAATATGTATATGTTAGAATTACGTAGAATCTACGCGCAAAAACTATACGACAAAGGCTTAACTTATTCAGAAATAGGTAGAACTTTTGGAATGACATATAATGTAGCAAAACGTGCTATGTTGAATCCTTCTAACCCTGCTACATTTAGAGCTATTAAAGATCTACATGCTAAATGGTTAAAAGATAATGTCTATCCTGTGACCTATGATGGTAGAGTTTATGATTCTGTAACTACAAACACAACGCCTTACATGAGGCCGTTTACTTTAAAACCCGTTAGAAAATATGCAAAAGAGAACGTTAGTGCAATCTACGGCTACGGAGTCAATCATTGCTAATAAATTTAAAGGCATCATTGAAGTAGCACCGCGTGTAGGCAAGAGTAAAATAGTAATCGATGCTCTAAACACAGTAGAAGCTAACCTGAAAGTACTTATTACTGCACCAAGAAAAGAAATATTCGAGAGTTGGAAGAAAGAGTTTGAAATTTGGGGATTAAGAGAGAATATTTCTGTTGATTTCTTGTGGAGTAATAGTCTGAAGAAGAACAAAACTGCATATAATCTGATTATATGTGATGAGGTTCATGCTTACAATCTAAATGTCCTTAGTTTGCTTACACTAGAGCAAGCTAAGGGCACTAGGATACTGAGCATTACAGGTACTTTAGATGGCAATACTCAGTATTTGTTAGAGACTATGTTGAAGCAAGAAGTGTTGTATACCTACACTGTTGCCGAAGCTATCGAAGATCAAATTGTAGCTGATTATGAAATCATATGTGTAGGCTGTAATTTAGATAGCACACTGAGCTATGTACAAGCAGGTAATGCTGAGAAACCATTTACACAGACAGAGTTAGCAGCTTATACTTATTGGAATGATGCATATCAAAAAGCAAAAGCAAGACAGCAGTGGAGCTCTTTAAGATTCCTAATGTCTAAACGTTTGGATGTAATCTACAATTCTAAGACTAAACTTGAGGCAACTAAGAAAATCTTATCTTTGCAAGACAGAGCAATTTCTTTTTCTGGGCGCCAAGAAATAGCCGATCAATTAGGAGATGAATCTTTCCACAGTAAAGCTGATAAAACTGCATTAGATCGCTTTAAAGCAGGCAAAATTAACAAACTGAGCGTAGTTTCTATGGTCTCAATGGGTGTTACTATTACCGATCTTAAAGTAGCAGTATTTAATCAACTTAAAAGTGAAGAAAATCTTGCTATTCAACAAGCTATGAGGGTAATGAATATGGAAGGAGGCAAGAAAGCCACCATCTATATTGTGTACTTGAAGGGCACACAAGACGAAGTATGGATGCTGTCTGCACTACAAGGATTTGATCCTAGTAAAATCAAAAAAATAGACTTAAAAGATTTACCAGATGGAAATAGTATTAAACCTAAAAGAGTTAACAAAAAAAAGTCTGTGTCCTGATGAGTATGTATTGTTGTATTTGATGTATCACAAAGATTTTGATACGATTCTGACTTTATACGGAGCAAAACATGCTCTAAAATTAAGGGAAGAATTAAAGAATTCTGGGTATATACTAGACGCTTCTGGAAAATTTACAGAAACTAAGCTTAGCAATAAGCATGTAGAGAAACTCTTGCATATAAGAACCGACAAAGTAAATTTTTGGGAGTTTTATAACTGCTACCCTGTCAAGGTTGGATCTCGCATTCTTCGTAGTGCGGGGCCAACCTCTCAGGTAGCATTAAAACACGAGAAAAAATACTTGGCTCGTATTAAAACACAGGAGCAACATCAGCATGCAGTTGCTAGCATAGAAGCCTATGTGGCTAAAGTAATCCAAACAGGCAAACAGCAATATCTGCCTAACATGGAAACTGTAATGAATAATTCATTATGGGAACAATGGGGAGAGTTTATACAGCCGTTTGGAGCTGAAGGACAAGATTGGAATTCTCAAGTAATTTAATAAATATGAATATAACAATAGACTTAGAAGAGGCAATCCTTACATTGGCTAAAGAAAAAGCTCTTTATAATTTTACAGATAACTCAGTAAGTTATGAAGAAGCTTTGCTAACAGACATAGGCCCGCAATTAGTAGAAGCAGTTATAATGTACAGCAGATACTACAGGCGAATATTAACGTCCTTAAAAAAATAATCAAATGGCTAAAATCAAATATTGGGATAGGCTAAAAGAAAGTATTGAACGTGGTAAACACGGTCTCAATACAGGCATACCTTTCCAAGGCTTTACTACTTTAAGTAATCAGATAAAGAATATTCAACAAGGTCGTTATGATTTAATTTTTGCAGGTACCAGCGTCGGTAAAACAGCGTTTGTAAATTCTACTTATGTGTATGGTGCTATAGAGTTTCTACAAAATAATCCTGGCTATATCCATGATATCGAGATTATTTACTATTCTCTAGAGATTCCACCTGAGCATCAGATTGCTAAGCATATTGCTAGTTTGATATGGAGAAACCACGGTGTACTAACATCAGTAGACGAGATACTTTCTAGAGGTAATTTGCTTATCCGTCCTGAAGTCGAAGCATTGATAGATTTATATCAATCACAGATGGAAGAGATACAGGATAAATATCTGCACTTTAGAAGCTCGTTGAATCCTGATTTCTTGTACAAAGACTTAATTACTTATGCTGAGAGTCGTGGGCAAGTAGTAAAGAGTCCTGAAGGTTTGATAGTTGATTATGTGCCTAACAATCCAGGCTTAATTACTCTAGTAGTAATAGACCATATTGGTCTTATAGGCTATAACAACTACAAAGACCTCAAGGAAGCTATCGACAAAGCATCTAGAACTTTAGTGTTCTTCAGAAACATGTTTAACTTCAGCCCTGTAGTAATTTCTCAGATTAACCGTAGCTCCGAGCAAATGGATCGTAGAGAAAATGACAGTTGGATGCCAATGCTTAGTGATATCAAAAACACTGGTAACGTAGCAGAAG